GCAGCAGAAGGTTTTTTCTTGATGCCTGGTGAGATCATTGAAATTGCCGATCCCTATAAAAGCGCTGGTATTTACGCTGGCTCTTTATCTTCGGCTGGAACAAGCGCGGTGGTTCTCGATAGAGCAGTCTCACTAGAAGCAGGCACTACGTATCAGATTATCATCCGCACCGCTGATGGACTTGATCTTGCGGCAACAATCACAAATAGCGCGGGATCTACTAGCAATATCACATTTTCCCCATCGTTTACCGAAGAGCCAGATCTGCCGGCCGCGTGGATTATTCGCGAAGCAGGCGTAGAACCCAAAAAGTATCGCGTGATTGCTCTAAATGAAGACGACAACGTGGTAACAGTGTTGGCTTCTGTTTACTATGAAGAAAAGTATGACATTGTCGATAGTTCAACGATACTGTCATCGCAAACCACCTCCATTGCCGGCCTTGCCGTCACGCCAGTGGTAAGTGTTGGAAGCATTGTATTGAGGGCAACTTAATGGCACAAATTGACGTGACATGGGAATGGCCGCAGTATACCGGCTATTCAATCCTGAACGCAATCAATCCTGCCATTTGCTGGCAAGAGCCTCGCAATAACCCTCTAATCAAAGAATTTGCCGTTGAGCTTTACCGCGAGGAAGATGATCACTGGGTGGACCTTGGCCACACGACCAATGATTACGTGAAGATTGAAGCAGGCGATTACGATATTAGAACTTCTTATCAGATTAGGATTGCTACAATCGGGGTAAATAGACGGCAATCTCCGTGGTCTTATAGCCAGCGGTTCATTGCATCGCCATTGAGATTTGACTTTACGTCGTCCAATACAGTGCGACTTCCCGATGGCTCCTCTAAATTAAACCAGCGTCTGTTGTTCTTACTTTTTTAATCATGGCACTGTTTGGTCTTGATGCCGCTGGTAATTCTGCCTATGTGCAGGCCGCAGGTGATGGCGCGGCAGAGACACCGTACATCCTGCAGCATGACATTCTGCCCTCTGGCATTAAGAGCGCATGGGTGGCGAGTACTAGTGGAGAAATTCTCGTATCCGGCGTCGCGACCAAGGTATTGCGCGTATTGAACGTAGCAATCACAACCACCAGTGGCGGTACTGTTCAGTTCCGCAGCGGGGCCTCGGGTATCACGCTCACTCCTCCATTCCTCATTCCATCGTCTGGTCAGTTCATTCTGTCCAATCCCATGGGCATTGTTTCTACCACTGCAGGCGAAGCGCTTCGTACTGTCGTTAGCAGTGGCATCGACTATCAAGCCTTCGTCACCTATCGCGAGGTGTGAGCATGACACGTATTGTCGGCAGACTGGATGGCCCTGAGGGACCTCTGGATGGTCGTTTATTCATTAAGGCAGGGGGCGCCTTTATTGGCGCCCCTGGCGGCGATTTGGTGTTCAAGATTGCTGATGGACTTGTGGACATCGAACTACCTCCGTGCCCGGCTGGGATGCCGTATGCCGTTGACTGGCGGGCTGTTGGAGACGTGCGTCGCTTGTCTTACGTGGAGCGATGGAGGGTGGCTCCTGTTGAGGAGATGAGTCTTGATGAAGTGCGTGGCTTGATTCGCGGAGACGGTCGACGCATAGGCGGCGCGCGCAAAGGTGATTTAATTGAGGCGACAATGCTTCGCAATGAGGCCGAAGAGCTGAAAAGAACAGTGGCGGCGCTTGAAGAGCAAAACGCAAGCTTTTTGCGGCAGTTAAGCCAAGCCGAGGGCAATGCAGCGGCGGCGCAAGCGCAAGTGGCGTCTTTGTCCGCAGAACTTGGCAAAGCGCGCCAGCATCTAGCGACAGTTTCCAAGCCTCAAGTGATTGAGAAAGAGCGTGTTGTCGAGCGGATCAAGTCCGATGGGGAAAGAGCTGGTGAAATTGCCGCTTACATCCAACAAATTGCACTGCTAGAGGAAGAGAACAAGCAGCTTTCTGCGAGCATGGCAGAGACTATTTCTCTGAGCACACATTTTACGAACCTACATGCCCAAATTGATAGACTGAGCAATGAGAAGCAACAGCTTCTTCTTCGCATTGAAGAACTGAAAGCACCAATGCGCACCACTTCGTCACTGCGTAGTGAGGCCATTGCCAATCTCGACAAACTACTTAACGGCTAATGGAAAGCATTAACGTCACAGTTCGCGAGGGAGACAGCTTTGATGAGCTGTATCTTGCTTTCCAGAAGCCAGTTGGCACACCGCGAAATTTCACTAATTCGGAACTTGTCGCTCAAATCAAGGAAACCTTTGGCGGCAACGTTATCGATACATTTGGAATTACGAAGCTTTCCACTGCCGGCCATTTAAAGCTGGCACTTACATCCACTCAAACGGAAGCGCTCAGGCGCAATATTGCCAGTGGTTACGGTGAGCGCAGTATCACGTATGACGTGAGCAGGCAGGCGGCAGATCCAGTGGACATTGGAGCCCTCTACCTGTGGGATTTAAAAGAGCTTTATTACATTGATGAAGGAAATGGCGTAGCTTCGGTCACGCAAGGTTCAGTGGTGGATGCAGGACTTGGCACCTATCGTATGCGCGTGACAACCAGTGGTAATCATAATTTGACTCCCACTGATATTATTCGCCTGTCTGCAACTAGCGTTTCTGGCTACAATCTCACTTACACTGCCAATACTTTGAGCATTGTTTCTAATACTGTGTTTGAAGTGGTACCAAGTGGCGGTGCGCCCCTGTTCAGTTCTGTTGCTTCTGGTGGCACTCTAAAGGTGCTGAAAGAGGATACGATTGTATTAGGAACACTGCAGGTTAAGCCTCGCATTACATCGATCTAAGGAACAATGCCTGACATTGAAGAAGGTAAACAGGTAGTTACGGTTGGCCGAACTGAACCGATTCAAGCGGGTCAGGCCACAATGGTCAACTCGCTGCCCGTTGTAATTGCGAGCGACCAATCGCCGGTTCCCATTCTTGACAATCTAAGTGCGCCTTCTGAGGTGCATGATGATTTGCTTGGCAACCCTCGCGTGCAGAGTAGTCTGCAGCTTTGGGACAGCACAAATATTCTTGCCATCGATCCGAAAGCATGGAAGCTGACGGCCGATCCGACTGGCACTCCTGATTATTCCAGCGTTACGCACCTTCCCCAGGAAAGCGGCGCCCAGTTACTGGTTAATACCAATGCTCCGAACAGTACTGTTGCTCGGATGCAAAGCCGTTTGGTATTTCCGTATCAGACTGGCCGAATTACTGACGTGAGCTTTGGCGTCAGCATGCTGAAGGACACGAATGCCACCATTGAATTTGGAATCTTTGATGGCAGCAATGGTTACATTATTCGCATTATTGGCAGCAATCTTTATTTTGTTCGTCGGACTAATTCAGGCGAATCTCCGCAAAACCACGGCGCTCCAGTAGGCAGCACTGACTACACGATCAACGACCCCAGCAGTCTTTACCACAACCATCGTTATCGCCTGCTTCCGTCTGATCCTTCTGTACTAGAAGAGATTGTTCCTCGCAGCGCCTTTAATGGCGACAAGCTTGATGGTACTGCTCCTAGCGTTCATACGCTAAGCCTGTCTAACGTCACGATGTTCCGCATCATGATGGGATGGTATGGCGGCTCTGCTGCACGTTTGATGGCATATGTGCCTGTGGACGAAAACCTGCCTGCAGGTGCCGTTGCAAAGAATGCTCGATGGGTGACCATCCATCAATTGAACACTTGCGACCGCATTCCGTTCCCCAGCCTGGGCAATCCCAATCTGCCCATGACCTTCGAGGTGACAAAAACTGGCAACTTGGCGCAGGCTGTCTACTTGAAGGTGTATGGTACCAAAGCTGAAATTGATGGCGGCGACGCAAGCAAGTATGACGTTTTCTCCGAAGAGAGTGCCGCTGCCAGCATCAACCCTGGCGTAGTTCGCCCATTGCTAACTATTCGTTGCAAGGAAAATATCACGAACAATGACGGCAACAGCAAGCAAAACATTATGCGCGTTGTGCCATTGATGGCCAATCTTTCCTCGCAATATCGAGCTAAGTTTGCGCTCATTAAGAACCCCACATCGCTAATTATCAGCGGCAGCACCATCAATCCAGTTACAGCATCTGGGGCTTTTACGTCCACCTCTGCGCTGTCGGCCATTGAATACAACACCACTGCTACTGGCGTTACTGGTGGTGAGCCCGTAGCGACGTTCTTTACGGGCGATGACGATGGTCAAAACATCATCCTTGAGGAAATCTTCCGTTATAACCGCGAATTCCTCACTCGCCCAATTTCCAATAGCACTGGAGAAAGCGGAGACGTACTGGTGCTGACTGCTCAATCCGTTGCCGATAGTGGCAACACTGTTGCTGGCTCCATCACTTGGGGCGAACGCTAATCTAAAAAAAAAACGATGGCTTATTACCAGCTTCCCCATGAAGTGGGGCAACGACAATATGTCGTTGCAAGCGGCGCTAACGCAGGCACAGTTCTCCAAGAGGCTGGTGATTTCCCACTTGGGCAAAAGATGGGAGCATCCGGTATCCCCGTCGTTCTGCCGCGATTCGGCGGAGATATGCCGGTAAGCTTTTACAAAGAAAAGCCCACTGAAATTAGAGGCGATTTATTCGGCAACCCAAGAGTTGAACAAAGCCTTAGTCTGTTTAATTACACGGATGATTACGATCTCCGCGAAGACATTTACGTTAGTGAAATTCAAGGACTGAATGAAACTGGCGAAGATGATCTAGAGAGTGCTAAATGGAGTCAACTTCAAGACGTGCTGGTAGAGTATAGCCCGTTGCCTACTGGCTACATTCAGCACGATGCTGCTCGACGTGCCGTTCGCATTGAACTAGCTAAAGCAGGCGGCGGTTTTCAGCGCGTAAGGATTAGCACTAAAAAGCGCTTCCGTTATCAAACGGGCCGTGTCATTCGTTCATCTGTATGTTTGCAGATGAGCCTGGCCGAATTGCCAGCATGCGAAAAGCTATGGGGTATTGGCGACACGCTGGATGGTTTCTTTTTCCAAGCGATTGCCGATGGTAGTGGTGATAATTTCCGCATTGTCCATCGCCGTTCGTCGGGCGATGGTCTCCCTAAAGAGACCATCGTCCCGCGTAGTCTGTTTAATGGTGACAAGCTTGATGGTACGGGCAGCAGCAGTGCCACCATTGACTTCACCAAGAACTGCATGTATCTGGTGGAATGGGGCTGGTATGGCGCCAGTTCCGCCCGTTTCTACGCATTTGTTGTAGATGAGGCAACAGATCTCCCCGTAACAGTTTCCAACACTCCGCGTGGGCGATGGGTGTTGATGCACGAGCTTCTCATTCCCGACAGCCTGAATGCGCCGAGCCTTGGCACACCCGCGTTACCGTTCACCATTGAAATTAGCAATAGCGGCTACCTCGTTGAACCTCAGTACATCATCAAATACGGGCTGAGCCTGCAAATTGATGGTGGCGAAAGTGAAAAGGCAGACATGCACGCTGCTGATCTTTCCGAAGGAAGAGACATTGGTCCCGTGCTGGGCGGCTCTGAGGCCGCCCATTACTTCCCACTGTTTGCTCTAAGGGCGAAGGACTTTGCCCCTGGGCGCATTCTCAACACATTGCAAGGACTTCCGAAGTCTTTGGATGTGATGAGCAACTATCGCACTGAATTGGCGATCATTCGCGATCCAGAGTTCGGCTCGATGGACGAGGAAGTGGGCCATATCAATGGCACACTTCCTAGTGGCAGCGAAGGTGGGTACGGCATTGCAGAATCGATATTGCAAGGCATTGACGAAAATGGCAATGTCATCACATTGATTACTGAACTACCTGAGGCACTGCCTATTTCAGTGGAGGATCAATATGACACCACCGACATGGGTACGCTGGAAGGTAATTTTGTTATCAAGCAAACAGTGTCTGGCAAAAAGCTTGGTACGTTCTACATGGCTGCAAACAAGCCAGAGCGTATTGAACTGACAAAGATTTATGACTTAGTGCGGGAAGCAATCACCACTGAATATGATAGTAAGTTTGATTTTCCCGTTGTCAATGAGAATTATCAAATTACAAACATTGCTGGCGATGGTACGCTGACGCTCAATCGCAAGCATACGCTTGAAATTGGCTTCCGTTTTGTCATTGGTCTAACCACTTATTACATTGTTGCCACTCCAGGAGTGAGCACCATTCGCATTAGCACTTCTCGTGGGGGCGGCGTCTTCACCGGCTTTTCTGGCGCTGGTATTACCGCCGGAGCATTTGGTACAGCTTATTACGACTTGGTAATCAATCAGGCCATTGCGTCTCGCGCGCGCCCTATTGATCAAGGCGCCGTGGTATTTGCGGCACGTCGAGTGGATGATGCTTTACTGCCTTATTCACTGGCAGAGAAAGATGCTCAATGGATGAAGCTCTATAACTCGACCACAACAAACACGTATAATGTGGTTAGCCCAGCGCCCGAAACGCGAGTGTTCTTGAACTACGGGCTGCGATAGAGCAACAGTATGGCAAACGGTAGTTCCATTATCAACACGTCTCCAAGCGGTCTTCCCGTGGAACTGGAAGATCGTGCCTATGCATTCTGCATTGGCACGCAAATCTTTCAGAATCCATCGCAAGACCCACGCAACGGCAGATTTAGTTTCAAGATTGAACCACAGATGCTTGACGTGGTGGTTAGTGGTGATGCTGTTGGCACCACTGCAATTGGTCTTGCCACTTCAGCCAATATTTCGACCGTCTCTACGTGGACTGCCGCTAATGAGATTAGGGACAATGGTGCAGGTTATGGCATCTATCCAGTGAGTTTTGCTGAAAGTAGTAGTAGCAACAAAAAAATCAACGTTTGCTGTGCTGGTAGCACAGTGGCATCTGTCGTGAAGAACACTGTTAGCTCTTCTACTGACATTGCCTTTGATACTTTGACAATTTCGGGACACGGGTATACAACTGGCGATGCTGTAATTATTTACAGCGGAAGCACGCCTATCCCACTGCAAAGCGGCATTACTTACTACGTCATTCCATCTGGAGCCGACAAAATTAAGCTTGCATCTTCACGTGCCAATGCAGTTATTGGTAGCGGCATTGACATTACGGTGAGCGGCGGCCCTGTCTACTTAAAAAGCGACGACGTATTTGAACTGCGTAGAGACGGCTTTACTGGAACAGTTGCTTTTTATAGGAACGATGCAGTAGTGCACACATTTAGTGGAACCACTGCAACCCTAAGGCCATTCTTTTGGACGAGAGAGTCTAGCAATAGTGCTACGATACCAGTATTCAAGGAAATTAAAGTTAGCGGGGCTTCCTGATCCATGGCGCAAACGCGATTGATTTCGGATCTTGTTGAGCTTGTAACGCCCAACAATAACGATG